AGCTGGCAGCGCAGGTCGTTCTCCGCGATTACATTGGCGAGATCGCTCGGGCTGATGGTGGCGGCAAGATTCTCCGCATGGCGTCGGACCCGAACACTTTGCACGGGTACAGCCCGAGCCTGGTCGTGGCCGACGAGCTGCACGCTTGGACGAAGCCAACCCAACGCAAGGCGTGGGCAGCATTGACGACGGGCGGTGGCGCTCGAAAGAAGACGCAGACCTTTACGATCACGACCGCCGGCGATGCCAACGAACGCGATACTTCGATTCTCGGCAGGATGGTCAGCCGTAACGAGGCGGTGGGCGATGTTGAGAAGACTCCGGGCTTGACGATCAGCCGGAACCATGACGCGGCTACGCTGATCTATAACTACTCGGCGCCTACGAAAGACCCTAGTGATATAGCGAATATGCGGCTCGCGAATCCCGCATCGTGGATCACAGACGACTACCTGCAGCGCCAAGCCAACAACCCGGAACTCTCAATCGAGGAAGTGCTACAGCTGCACGGCTGCGTTTGGGTCGCAGGATCCTCGGCATGGATCAGCGCGGACTGGTGGAATAACGCGATCGAACGGGATGCGAAGATCCCGGACGGTGCGCGCGTTTCGGTTGGCATCGACGTCGGCATCGTTCACGATGCGACGGCGTGCGTTGTTGCGTACCAGCGCCCAGACGATGAGAAGGTCTTGATCGAGGCGCAGATTTGGACGCCACAACCCGGCAAGAATGTTGACCTCGCCGATGTCGAGGCGCACCTCCGCGAACTGACGGCGCGCTACGCGGTCGCCGGCGTCTTTTACGATCCCCGGTTTTTTGAGCGATCCGCGCAGGCGCTCGACGATGAGGGCGTGACAATGGTGACGATGGTTCAGTCGTCGGCGATCATGGCGGACGCCTACCAGGCTTTCTACTCGATGCTCGGTGAGGGGCGCATCGTTCACGCCGGCGATAACGCCGAACTCGCAGCACACGTACTTTCAACGGCTGCGGCGCAGACCGATAGAGGATGGAAGATTTCCAAGATCCGTCAGCGTCAGCGTATCGATGCGCTGGTCGCTGCGGTGATGGCTAACTATGGGGCTATTCTACAAACTGAGGGGGAGCAAAGTGCGCCGGGATTCTACGCCTTTTAGGGCGGCTATCATATGTCTACAAGTGTTAGGCGCGATCATCATCTCGGCTGGTGTCGGGATTGTGTTCATGCCTGCAGGAATCATGGTAGCCGGGGCATTTATGATCGCTTTTGCTGTAGCAATTGAGAGGAACTAACGAATGCTAGGCGGACTGTTCGGGCGCAATACTTCGGAGGAGCGATCGATCTCGTTCCAGACTATCTTCGCGTCCGGCGACTCGCTTGCATTGACGACCAACTCTGGCGTCACCATGAACCAGGACGAGGCGTTGAAGCTCGGCACCGTCTACGCCTGCGTGCGCTTGATCGCTGATTCGATCTCGACGCTACCGATCGACACGTTCCGCCGCGACGGCACCGAGCGCGTCAACTATCCGCGCCCCGTGTGGCTCGACTTGCCCGAGGTCGGCATGTCGCGGACGACGCATTTCTCGCAGGTGCTGATCTCGATGCTGATGAACGGCAACGCCTTCATTCGGATCTTGCGGGACGATCAGGGCATCGCTGGCCTAGTCGTCTTGAACCCACGCAAGGTCGAAGTCCAGCGCAACAACGTCACGCGCCGCGTCGAATATTCGATCGACAATGGTCGCGAGATTGTCCCGCATGATGAGATGATGCACCTCACCGAGCTCTTGCTTCCGGGCGAACTTCGGGGACGCAGCCGCATCGATCTGATCCGCGACACGCTCGGGCTGGGTAGGGCGCTCGACACGTTCGCGCAATTGTTCTTTGGGCAGGGCAGCACGCTGGGAGGCGTGATTGAGTTTCCGGGCGCGTTGACGCGCGAGCAGGCCAAAGACCTGAGCGATTCTTTCGAGGAGCAGCACCGGTCGGTTCGTCGGTCGCATCGTCCGGGCGTCCTCTTCGGTGGCGCGAAGTATTCGCAGACATCGGCGGCGCCTAACGAGGCGCAGATGTTGGAGTCGCGTCAATACAGCACCGAGGAGATTGCGCGCGCGTTCCGTTGTCCGCCAGCGTTGCTGGGTGTGACGACTCCGGGCGCGATGTCGTACGCATCCGTCGAGATGAACGGTATTCACTTTGTCACGTACTGCCTGCGCCCGTACATCGTCAAGATCGAGGATGCCTACAGCAACCTGATTCCCGGTGATGCCTTCCTGAAGATCAACGTCGACGGCTTGCTTCGCGGCGACCAGGCTACACGATACGCAGCATTCTCAACCGGAATCCAGTCGGGCTTTCTGTCGATCAACGACATTCACCGGCTAGAGGACATGCCGCCGGCGGATGGTGGCGACGTTTACCGCGTGCCGCTTGCGAACGTCGATCTTGCTGCGGCTAACCTGACCGAGTTGGAGAAGAAGACCTCGATCGCCGTGAAGCTCGTGCAGGCTGGATTTGATCCCTCCGCGACGCTTGCGTCGCTCGGCTTGGACGCCCTGCCGCATACGGGCTTGCCGTCCGTGCAGTTGCAAGGTATCGCGCAGGTTGATCCTGAAGATCCGAAGGCGGCTTACGAGGTCGACGCGTGACGATCGCCACGAATCGCATTACGCTGAATCAGACTCGGCAAGAGATCGTGTCTGCGCGGAATCAGTCGCAGCGGGTTTGCATTCATAATGATGCTGGTGGTCGCGTCTATCTTGGTAACGAATCCGTGACTGTCGATAATGGCATTCATCTTGACGCGAATGATGAGCGCAACATTACACTCAATCCGAACGAGTCTCTGTGGGGAATCTCGAGCGTGTCAAGAGAAGTTAGTCTGATGATTCAGATCATGGAGTAAGGATGCCTTACTTCATTAGCGACAAAGAGCCCACCTGCGCGGGATGGGCGACGGTGAAAGAGGACGAAGGCGGGGAGCTGATCGTGATTCATTGTCACGGCACCAAACAGGAGGCGATCGATCAGATGGTGGCGATCTCGCTGAAGGAAGGGCTGGAGCCGGGAGGCGAACGCGCGCTCCCCGAGAACTACCGTCCGGCACTCGCCGAGGACGTTCCCGAAGGGCGAGCCTGCGGCAACTGTCATTTCTATGATGAGTCGAACGTGCAGGGCGACAAGGCTTGGTGTGAGCGTTGGGACGAGTACGTCAACGGCGCCTATTATTGCAACGCTTGGCAGCCTCACGAAGACGACGCCGACGACGCGGGCGAGGCGTATCGCGCACCAGCACCAGCTGAGGATCAGATCACCGGCTCGGACGCGAACGATCCCGGCTCGGCATCCGGCGCCGGCGGCGATGTTGAGTTGGGCGCGACGACAGAAACGGCGCTACGCAATAAAGTCACAGAACATAACGACGCGATGGAAGCGGATGATCGTCCGGCGTACACACGCACAACCTTTGGACAGCTTGCTGCGGTCTATCGTCGTGGATCTGGCGCGTACTCAACTAGTCATCGTCCCGGCGTTTCGCGTGCAGCCTGGTCGATGGCGCGCGTCAATGCTTTCCTGTATCTCTTGCGCCGAGGGCGCCCGGAGAATCCTGCGTATATTTCTGATTTTGATTTGCTGCCCGAGGGGCATCCGAAGTCGACGCGTATGCTCGACGCGCGCGCTGTCGATCTGATGCTTCCCGAATACATCATGGAAGCAGCTGCCCGTGGGTTGGAGTATCACGCGGCTGGATTGTCTGGCGATGGTGTTGTCGATCGCACGATCCGCGAGGCTCGTCTGATGACTGACGGTGAAGTGTCCGAAGACAAGGTGATCCGCACGAACGCGTGGGCTGCTCGGCACCTGGTCGATCTCGACGCCGAAGATAACCGTGATCCCGAGGCTGAGGGATTCCCCGGCGCTGGCGCGGTAGCGTTCTACCTTTGGGGCATTGACGCGCTAGATCCGCAGCCGGCGATGGATTGGTTCGCTCGGAAAGCCGAGGCGATCAAAGCCGAGGAAGGTGACGCCATGCGCGGTGCTACCATTGACCCTATGACTACTGCCGTCGAGACACGTCGCATCACCGTCAACGAGTTTGAGTTACGCGACCTCGGCGAAGGTGACGGGATGGCTTTCACGGGCTACGCTGCCGTGTTCAATTCTGATTCTGAGCCGTTGCCGTTCATTGAGCGGATCGCTCCGGGCGCGTTTGCTAATTCGCTGGGATCGCGTAACGAGATCAAGATGTTTGTGAACCACGACACGACGCGCGTGCTGGCGTCGAAGCGCGCGGGTACCCTGCGTCTGTCGGAGGATTCTCACGGCTTGCGCGTTGAGGCTGATCTTCCAGAAACGACGGACGGCAAGGATCTTGCCTACCTGATTCGTCGGGGAGATGTTGACTCGATGTCGTTTGGCTTCAGCGTTCCGAGTGGTGGCGATTCGTGGTCTTCGGATGGTGCGACGCGTGAACTGCGCGAGGTGCGTCTGCATGAGGTGTCGATCGTGACGGCCTTCCCGGCCTACGGAGCGACGACCGCCGGCGTGCGTAGCCTTGACAACCTCGCCGCCGCGACGGGTGCTGACGCGGGTCTGCTCGACGCGGCGATCACGAAACTAGAGGCCGGCGAGATGCTGGACGACGCTTCGGCGATGCTGATCGAGTCGGTCGTGCAGAAGTTGCGCGCCGATACGACGATCGGTGATGAGGCGAAGGCTTCGCTGGACATGAAGCGCAAGCAACTTGACCTTTTGTTCTCGCGCGTCTAGACGCACTTTCGCGCTGTTACCATTGGGGTTGTCTGATCTGCGGAGCCGCGGCAGGCGCATCCGATGCGGAGCCGCTCGGAACATCCGTTAGACCACACTTTTGATTCTTGAAAGGATCACCCTGATGTCCGAATACCTGAAGCGCCAGACCGAACTGCGCGCCACCGCGTGGGAGGAAGCCAAGCACCTGCTCGACGCAGCTGCCGCCGAGTCTCGCGACCTGACCGCCGAAGAGAACGTGATTTATGATCGCATCTCCGAGGACATGGACAACCGCGCTCGCGTCATCGAGCAGATCACGAAGGACGAAGAGCGCGCCCAGCGCCTCGACGTTGCTGCTGCCAGCGTCCGCACGGACGAGGTTGCCCCTGCTGACGACGACGATGCTGAGGCTATCCGTAGCCTTGCTCGCGGCGAGATTCGTTCGCTTGAGTTTGAGAAGCGCGACGTTCTGAAGACGAATACTGGAGCGCCAGTAGCAACTTCGTTTTATGATCAGATCATTCTCAAGGCTCGCCTTGTTGGTCCGATGCTCACCACCTCGACAGTCCTGACGACTGCCGGCGGCGAGAACCTCCAGATCCCTCGCGTCAACACCTACTCGGCTGCAACGATTGCTACTGAAGCCGCGGCCATTGGCGAGAGCGATCCTGCATTCTCGGCATTCATCACGATGAGCGCGTTCAAGTTTTCGTATCTCGTGCAGGTTTCGCGTGAGATGATCGAAGACTCCGGCGTCGACATCCTCGGCTTCCTTGCCGACCAGGTTGGACAAGGCATTGGCTTCAACGTCAATGCGGCCTTGACAACTGGCACGGCCACGACGCAGCCGAACGGTATCGTTACCGCTTCGACCCTCGGCGTTACTGGTGGCACGGGTACTTCTGGTGCATTCACCGCCGACAACCTGATCGATCTGGCCTACTCCGTTGATGGTGCTGCGCGCATGTTGCCGGGTGCTGGCTACATGATGAACGGCAAGTCCATCGGTGCTGTCAGGAAGCTCAAAGATACGGCCGGGAATTACGTTTTCGCGCCTCGCCTCAATGAGAACACCCCCGACACGCTGCTCGGCTTCCCGCTCTACGAGAACCCAGCAATGGCTGATGCCGGTACTGCGGCCAAGAGCGTCATCTTTGGTCATCTTCCCAGCTACTACGTTCGTCAGGTCGGCGGCATTCGTGTCGATTCTTCGAGTGACTTCGCGTTCTCGACGGATCTGGTCACGCTCCGCACGATCCTTCGCGTGGACGGCAACTTGCCGCAGGTCAGTCACGTCAACCACTTCATCGGTGGCGCATCCTGATCGATAGGTAGAATGGTGGCTACCCGGCAGATCGTTTGTCGGGTAGCCACTATTTTTTTTGGACGGGGGAGTATGTCGAATCGCGCGACGCGACGCCAACAGGCGAAGCACACAAAGCCACCAGCACCACCACAAGCCGAGGGCGTGACGCGGCAGCGCGTGCTTTGGGCCTCGAACGCTCCATTTTCTGCTACAGGCTACGGCGTCCAGACGGCGCAGGTTGTTCAGCGCCTAACGCGCGATCAGCACGAAGTAGCAATCGCGTGCAACTATGGCTTGCAGGGCGCGGAGACTACTTGGAATGGTGGGGTAAAGCTGTATCCATGCGGGATCTCCGGTTATAGCGATGATATCTTGAACGCGCACGCGCAGCATTGGGCGCACGGGACCGAGCTCCCCAGCCTGGTCGTGATCTTGTTTGACGTGTGGGCGCTAGAGAATCCGGGCATAAAGCAGATCCCGAAGATCGCCGCGTGGGCGCCAATCGATCACCAGCCAGCACCGCCGAAGGTGCTGCAATGGTTGAAGCGTCCGAACGTCAAGCCGATCGCGATGAGCCGATTTGCCGAGCGGATGATGGCGGACGATGGCATCGAGTCGATCTACGTGCCGCACGCTGTCGAGCCGGTCTTCAAGGCGACACCATCATTCGCTGATGCGGATGGCACCCTTGTCACGGGTCATGAACTGATGGGCGTCAAGTCTGATCGCTTCGTGGTTATGATGAACTCCGCGAATAAGGGCAGGACGCCAGTCCGCAAGTGCTTCGGCGAGAACCTGTTGGCGTTCTCAATCTTCGCCGCCAATCATCCTGATGCGATC